GGCCCGAGGCGATCAGGCGCTGGAGCCACCAGGCGCGGCTTTCTTCGCGCCCAAGGCCGCCGGCAGCGCCTTGCGCGCGTTCTGAAAAAAAGCGCTCAGGTCATTCATTTGCCAGAAGGCCGTCCAGACCTCCAGCAGCTCGTTGGGCGTCAATCTGTCCTTGACCAGCCGGAGATCCGCGTCCAGGATGGCGCATACGATGGTCAGCGCCTGCTCGGGCAGCACGCCCAGCAAGCGGATGGCAATCTCCCGGAACTGCGAAGGCGTGAGCGCGGTCAGCCCTTCGACGATCTGCCCGGGCGTCTGCCCCGGAAAGGCCGCGTCCAGCAAGTCCGCCAGGACGCCGCCCAGGCGCTGCATCACGTCCAGGTAGCGTCCGACCGGCATCTTTCGGATTTCAATGCCATGGACAGTCCTGTGCCTTGGCCTGCTCGCGCCAATGCTACGGTCTTTCTGAAAAAACACAGCCTCGCCTCCTCTATGGGAAAGAAGCGGCGGCCTCCCGCGAGACCGCCGCCAGTTCAGTTTTCAGATGAATCAGGGAACGGCGGGGATTGCCGCCACGGTGTTCAGCCAGGTGAGGTCGGCGGCGCCGCCGACGGGCTTGTCCACATCCCTGGTCAGGCGCACCTTCTTGTCCGCCGTCCTGCCCAGGCACAGGAAGGTGAGCTGGTACTGGGACACGTCGTTCCCGTTGTCCAGGCGCGCCTTCAAATCCGCCTTGTAGCTGGTCAGTTTGCAGCACAGGTACTGGTACAGGCGGTAGCCGCCGTCGGAACGCAAGCCCGAGAAACTCAGCGCCACTTCCGGCGCGTTGTCCAGCTCGCCCTCGCTCATGACGTCCGTCAAATCGTCATAGTCAGCGCCCGTGAGCGCGGCAAGCACTTCCAGGGGCATCTCGTTGACCGAGATTTGGAGCTCGGTGCTCTCGTACTCGCTGCCCTGGTCGTAGATGCCGTCGTCGCCAGGAATCTTGTATTCGTTGCGCGTGTCGCTGGCCGTGCAGGAGCGCGCGCCAACGCCCAGCGCGGAGCCGGGATTGGTCGGGGTATAGGCCGCCGCTGTGTTCGCCGTCAGCGGGAAGTACTTGACATTGCCAAAGCCTTTCAGGGCTTTCTTTCCCATGGGTGGCTCCTCCTATGCTTGATAAATGTTATGAGGTCGTTCCCCAGAGGGAAACCTCGGAGTAAACTGTCACGGTTTGCGAATCGCGGTCCATGAGGACGGGCAGGCGCCGGGTACGACCGATGACGCTGCCCGGCCAGTCGATGGGCAGGGGCGTTTCGTTGGCGCCGCTGTCAAGCGCGGACGCGATCCTGGCGCAGACGTCCATCGCCCTGGACCAGGTCTTGGCGCGGACGCGGATCTGGACAAAGCGCGTGGCGGAGCCGTCCGCCATGGACGGCGCGATGTAGTCCCAGCAAAAAAGCCCGACGCATTCGTCGGGCTGGTCGGGCAGGTAATCCACAAAGACAGGCGGGATGTCCGGCAGGGTTTCCAGGAAGGAAGCGACCGCGTTCAGCAACTCAAGCGCCTCCCATCGTCCTGTCCCGCAGGACTTTCGCCAGTTCGGCCTGCAGTTCGGGCGTCATCTCATTGACCGTGCGCTCCAGGAACTTGGCCTCCCCGCCGCCCGGGTGCTGGAAGTCCGTGTGCTCATGCTGCACGACCACATATTCCATGCCCTGCCTGGAGCCAAAGAGCACGCGGCCCTGGATGTTGCCTTCCCGGGTGTCCGTTTCTGTCTTCATGCTGCTCTTCAGCTCGCCGGTTTCGCCCCTGGGCGCGCGGGCGGCTGAGCGCTCGCCGACGCGCCTGACAATGGCGTCCACCTGTTCCTCCGACGCCTGGCCGCACAGCCGCGCGAACTTCCGCAGGCTGCTGTTGACCAGGAAGCGGTTCATGCTGCTCTTGCTTCCGCTCATTTCATGTACGCCTCCACATGGTCCCTCTGCCCTTTCAGATTCAGCCGCTCGATGACCTTCACAACGCTCCATTCATGATGATTGAAGGAGATGAGGTCGCCTACGCCGACCGCGGCCTGGTTGTACAGCTTGGCGATGTTGTTCAGCTGCTTGCCGTCTTCATCGACCAGCATGGTTTCTGCCAGCGCCAGCCTGCCCTTGATGACGGCAGGGGCGCTTGCCGGCGGCGGGTCATAGCCCGGGCTTCCCGTCCTGTCAACGCCGGTGAACCTGCGATAGCCAATGTCCTGGCGCATGAGGTGTCCCGCGATGCTCGCCATGCCGCCCTCCTAAAAGCCAATCCGCCGGTAAGGCCGCAGCAGGCTGGCCGCTGTCGGCGACAGCGCTTCCAGGCTTTGTCCTTTGACGGCGTCCGTCACATAGCTGATCCGGTAGTCGCCAATCGCTTCCGAGGCGACCTTCTGCCCGGCGTGCGACACGCCCGCGTTGAGGCTCAGCGCCAGTAGGGCGCAGGCCTGCCTGATGGGCAAGGGTATGTCGGAAAGCTCATAACCGCCGACATAACTCACCGCGTACCCCGGCCAGGCGTTCGGCCAGCCGGCACTCCTGACCAGCACGCCGTAGTCCGCGTCCACTTGGAAATCATCGATGGCTTCGCCTTCACAGGTGACAGAAGCCACGCTCTCCACCGGGAAGGCGCTGAGGTAAAGCAGCTGTCCGCCGCCGACGCACTGCTGCGTATACGCTTTCTTGAGCAGCCGGCGGTTCAGGTGTTCCTCGATCAGTACGGTTGCGGCATCCAGCAGCAGCGGCAGCCTGCCCTCCAGGTCGTCCTGGATTCCAAGCAGCGTTTGCGCCTCCTGCGGGGTAATCAGGGTCATTCATTTACCTCCGGGAAAGGGGCAGGCCGGAAGTGAGCCTGCCCCGGTTGTTCATCAGGCGGCCTTCTGCTGGAGCAGCTGGATGCCTTCCGCGCGGATTACCTTGCCGTCCACGCGCTGGGTGATCAGGAAACCGACCTGGCCGTTGCCGGCGTACAGCTCGTTCAGCCGCTGCACCGCCCTTCCCTGGCGGTCGGCGATCCAATAGTTGGCGTAATCGCCAAAGCCCAGCGTCAGCGCGCCGGCGGCGACCGTCGGCACATAGGGCGAGGTGTGGATGGGATAACCGAAGAGGCGGTCGGGCTGGCCGGCCACCAGGGAGGGCTGCCAGAGGTACTGACCGTTGGTGTCCTTGAGCTTGCGCAGCGCCGCGACCGTGGTTTCATGCGTCAGGAAAGACGCGTTCCGGCGGTAGGGGGACTTGAGCGCGTACACCAGGCTCACAATGTCGTCAAAGGCGATGGCGGCGGCCGCGGCCGCCGTGACGCTGATGGTTCCGCCATTGGTCGCATGGAAGATGCCGGTGGGCTGGCCTACGCCCGTGCCCTTGATGAAGGCTTCCTCCTCTGCCGCGCCCAGGGCCCTGGCGAACTCCTCCAGGATGTAGGCTTCCAGGTCGAACATGCTGTCGGCCAGCAGCTCGGTGCTCACCTTGATGAGGTCGGTCAGTTTGAAGGCGTCCAGGGTCTTCTGGCCGAAGGTCAGCGAGCTCTCGGGAATCGCGCCGTTCTCGGGCACCCAGGTCGCCGTGGACAGCGTTGCCGCGACCGCGATCTTGCGCTCGGCGGAGGAGGAGAAGGTCTTGGCGATGCTCCTGACGACGTTCGCTTCCTGCAGGTTCTTGACCAGTTGGCGCTCAAACTCCACCGGCACCAGGTAGCCGCCGTCGGCGTCCACGCCCTCGGACAGCACGTTGCTCACAGGCCTGCCGCGCAGCGCGCCGAAGAAGTCGGCGGCATAAGCCTTGCACGCGCGGCCCCGCTTCTCTTCCTGCTCCGGGCGGACGGGTTTTTCCGTGATGGGGGATGCGGTCGGCTGGCTCATCTCGTGGTCGAGCGCTTCCTGGCGCTCGAGTCTGGCAATCTCTCGGCCCAGGTTCACGATGTCGGCCTCCATCTTGTCATAGCTGGCAGCAGCTTCGGCGGAAATCAGCCCGTCCGCGCCGCGCTGGCTGTCTAGAAAGGCTTTGGCCGTGTCCCAGGCCTTGGCGCGCTTCTCGCGCAGTTCCAGAATGCTGTTCATGGGTATTCCTCCTAAAATCTCAAAAGATAAAGCCGCTCGTACAGCGGCTTCGCGGCTTGGCCTGACTGCGGGTCGACGGCCGGCTCGGTATTGGCGACGGGTACCTTGTTCAGCAGGGTGTTGGTGACTGCCTTGCGGCTGAAGGCGTAACCCGCGTCGGGCGGGCGCGCCTGCTTCTTGATATCCTCCAGTACGCCGTCCGCGAACCCCAGCTCGATGGCTTTGTTGGCGTTAAGCCAGGTTTCCGCGTCCATGAGGTGGGAAAGGCGCGTCCGGGACAGCCCGGTCTTGATTTCATACGCGTTGATAATGCTTTCCTTGACCTCGCCAAGCATGGCGATGGCCTTCTGCATCTCCTCGCTGTCGCCGATGGCCACGGTCAGCGGGTTGTGCACCATCATCAGCGCGGTGGGCGCCATGAGCACCGAGGTCCCGGCCATGGCAATCACGCTGGCCGCGGAAGCGGCAATACCGTCGATCTTGACGGTGACAGCGCC